TACAGGTGCAATTACATTGGGTGCAACTCAAACTGGCTTTGATAGTTTTGGAGCAGCAATTGGAAATAATAATACAACTTATTATACAATTTTTAATCAAGGTACTAATGAGTTTGAAGTAGGACTTGGAACATTAAATGCTAATAGTACAACACTAACTAGAACAACTGTTTTAACAAGTTCTAATTCTGATAATGCTGTTAATTTTTCATCAGGAACAAAAGATGTATTTTGTACATTACCTGCAAGTAAGGCTGTTTATTTAGATGCAGCTGGAGTTGCTGTCGGCGTTCAAGGTGGAAATATCACAACTTTAGGAAACGTTTTTACTAATTGGAATAACGTTAATTCCAATACAACAACTACATTGGCTACAACAAGCAATGCTTTTTTAGCGGGCTTAATTACAGTTAGTGCTAATGCAACATGGACCCTTGGAGGAAATGGTTCATTGACTATTATTTAAAATAACAATAAAAACAGTTTGTTTTTACTATAAATGGAGATATAATAAATCATGGCAAGTCAATTAAAAGTAGATCAATTAGCAGGAGCGGCGGGAAACACAGTAACAGTTCCGGCTGGCCAAACATTAGATGTTTTAGGAACTCTAGATATAGATGGTGGTACACTTGTATTACCTAATACAGTAGTAACTACAACAGGAACACAAACTTTAACAAACAAAACTTTAACAGCACCTAAAATTGGTACTTCTATTTTAGATACTAACGGATTAGAATTAGCTTTATTAACAGCTACTAGTTCAGCAGTAAATGAAATCACACTAGCTAACGCAGCAACAAACGCTGGTCCTAGAATATCAGCAACAGGTGGAGATTCTAATGTTGATTTAGATTTATTAGCAAAAGGTACTGGTCACTTAACAGTTAGGGGTAATAGTAATCCTGGTGTTATTCAATTAAACTGTGAACAAAATACACACGGTCAACAAATAAAATCACAACCTCATTCAACAAATACAACTAACATTATGTTGTTACCACAAGGTGCTGACTCAACTTTAGTATCTTTAGTATCCGCAGATACTTTAACAAACAAAACTTTAACTAGTCCTAAAATTGGTACAAATATTTTAGATACGGGTGGAAATGAATTACTTAAGTTAACAGCTACAGGTTCAGCAGTTAATGAATTAACTTTAGCTAATGCCGCTACAGGTGGAGCACCTATTTTATCAGCAACAGGTGGAGATACTAATATTGGTATTACTTTAACTCCAAAAGGTTCGGGAGCAGTTAAATTAGATTTACTTACATTCCCAACAGTAACAGGTTCAGCAGATCAAGTTTTAACATCAAATGGTTCTGGAGTATTATCTTTTGTAGATAACTCTGGTGGAACATCTTGGCAAGCAGTTAAGACAGCTAATTACACAGCAGTAGCAGGAGATGGTGTTTTTGCAAATACAACAAGTGCAGCATTTACAATTACACTTCCAAGTTCACCATCAATTGGTGATGAAGTATCTATTGTTGATTACGCAGGAACTTTTGATACAAATAATTTAACTGTCGGAAGAAATTCTCAAAAAATACAAGGCGTAGCAGCAGATTTAACGGTAGCAACTGAAAGAGCCGGCTTCACATTAGCCTTTACAGACGGAACTCAAGGTTGGCTTCTAAAGAATAATTAAGGAGTTTAATGAGTACTTTAAAAGAAATTAGAGGACAAACAATTAGATCCCTATCCTCAGACCCATCACCGGTAACAACTGGTGACATGTGGTATAACTCAACTACAAAAATATTAAAAGGTGTGCAAGGAGTTGGTGCGTGGGCATCAGGAGGTAATCTTGGAACAGCAAGGCAAGGTCTTTCTTCTGTTGGTGTTCAAACATTAGCTTTAGCTTTTGGTGGTAGGTTAGCAAATAATAGTGCTACAAATTCTACAGAAGAATATAATGGCTCTGCATGGACAGGTGGAGGTAATTTAAACACTTCTCGTTTTGCTTTAGCAGGAGCAGGTACTCAAACAGCAGGGTTGGCTTTTGGTGGTACTCCTAGTACAGCAGACTCCGAAGAATATAATGGCTCTGCATGGACAGAGGGAAATAATTTAAATACTGCAAGAGGAAGTTTAGCAGGTGCAGGAATACAAACTGCCGCATTAGCTTTTGGAGGAGGAAATGGGACAGAATCCTACAATGGTACTTCTTGGACAGCATTAGCGACTATGAACACAGCTAGAGTAGGGATAGCAGGTGCTGGAACTTCAACTGCAGCATTAGGTTTTGGTGGAGAAGGACCTGCACCAAGTTATACTCTTTATAATGTTTCAGAAGAATGGAATGGATCTTCATGGACTGAAGGAAACAATTTAAACACTGCTAGACAACAATTAGGTGGATCAGGTATTCAAACTGCCGCTTTAGGTTTTGGTGGGCAAAATCCTACACGAGCATTTACAGAAGAATATAATGGAACATCTTGGACAGAAATAGCTGACATGTCTACTGCAAGATATACTCTTGGTGGTAATGGTACAACATCAGCATCTTTAGCAGTAGGTGGTTTAACACCTTCTATTACAAACGCAACAGAAGAATTTACAGTAGCTGCTGCAACAAAAACATTTACAACAAGTTAAAAAATTATGACAACATACAAAGAAATATTTGGAAGAAACGTACAAAAACTAGTTTCAGATCCTCCTACTGCAGCATCAGAAGGACAAGTTTGGTACAACACAACCAGTAATGTTTTTAAAAGTACATTATTAATTAGTGCGTGGGCATCAGGTGGAAATTTTCCAGATTCTAGAAGAGGTGGATTTTCCGCAGGAACACAAACTGCATCTTTTTATGCAGGTGGTTATACTTCCGGTACTTTAACAAGTACAAAAATATATAATGGATCTTCTTGGACAGCAGGTCCAACTTTTAATGAATCTAAATTTTTAGGTGCTTGTTCAGGTGTATCAACAGCCGCTATAGCAAATGGTGGAAATGGTCCAGCTGGTGCAGGTTTAGCTACATCTGCAACATTTAATGGTTCATCTTGGACAGCCACTTCCGCAGTGCCAGTAGGTAATCAAGGAAATACTGGTTTTGGAACTTCAACTGCATCAGTAACTATTGGTGGAAGTAATGATAATGACTATAGTGCAGAATGGAATGGTTCATCTTGGACAGCAGGTAATAATTGTAATGTTGGTAGATATGGAGCAGGTGGAAGTGGAACACTAACAGCAGGTTTAGTAGCTGGTGGAGAAAATCCGGGGGCTAGTGCTCAACTTACATCATCAAGTTATGACGGAACTAATTGGACAGCTGGTGCAACTTTAGCACAAGGTAAAACACAGATGTATGGTGGTTCTAGTGGAGCTTCTGCTGGAACTTCAGGTACATTAATTTCTGGAGGAAATGCATATCCAGGTGGTGCAATAACTACAAATTGTCAAGTCTTTAATGGAACAGCTTTTTCCACTACAGCATCTTTATCTACAGGAAGATATGGAAATCAAACAGGGGATAATACAAGTGCTCTTTTTGCTGCAGGTTATACTGCATCAAATGCAAATACAAATGCTGTTGAAGAATTTAATTCAGCTAATACAATAAGAACATTAACAAGTAGTTGATAATGAATAAATTTAACTATATAGTAAAAACAAAGGAGTAAAAATTATGGAATTATTTATGTACGGTACTGCTACAAACACTGGAAAAGGGTTTTTTACCCACCAGGATAGACAAGATTTTTATCTTGCAGGTCACCCTGGAAACGTCTGGGTCATTGGTAAAAATGAAAAAGGCGCTCTATGGTTAGCTGAAAAAAATGGTACTGTAAAAACACATGCAGAAGCACAAGCTATTGTTGACGCAGAAGTAACTGCAGCACAAGCTGTGTATGATGCAATGTCTGATGAACAAAAATCAGAACCTCACAATATTAGACCAGGTCCAATAACACTACCTTACGCATAGGAATTTATAGTGACTGTTTATAATACACTTAAAGGATTAAAAATTAGATACGTATCAACAGATCCTAGTGGAGCAGAAAATGGACAGGTATGGTATAATAGTACTTCGGGTAATTCACGTGTTGCAGGTATTTTAGCTCCGGCAGCATGGTCAAGTGCCCCAGCACCTGCAGTAAATAAAAGTTCTTTTAGTAGTGGTGGAACTCAAACTGCCGCTATATTATCTGGTGCAGCAGGAGCTAATCCCGCTAATTCAGCAAAAGCTGAAGAATACAATGGAAGTAGTTGGACAGCTTTAACAAACATGCCTGCAGCTTATGGTTATAATGTAGGTTGTGGAACTGTTTCCGATTTTGCTTCAATGGGTGGTGGTTATCCTAGTTATGTTTCAACTGTTTTCGATTGGAATGGTTCTGGTTGGACAACCGGTGCTTCTCTTCCAGCCGCAACTATTGAAGCTGGTGCGTGTGGACCTGGACAACAAGCATTATTTGTAGGTGGATATGGTGGTGGAGGTAATTTAGCAACAACTCATGAAAGAAGTGGCGGCTCATGGACAACTACTAACAATCTAAATACTGGAAGATATATTGCAGCTACTACAGGAACTAAAGCAGATGCTATAGCTTCAGGAGGTGTTGTATACCCATCTAGTCCTGCTTATAAAGATTTTGTTGAAACATATAATGGATCTTCATGGACAGCTGAAACTGCATTACCCTCTACTAGAGGTTACAGTGGCTCTGCGGGTTCTAGTTCAAATGATCAATTTATTTTTGGTGGAACTCCTGGTACTGGTAGTTTATCAAATTCTTTTAAATATAATGGATCTTCATGGACAGCAGATGCAAGTCTTGCTACTGCAAGAAATGGTCTTGGTGGTTTTGGATCATCAACAGCTGCTTTATGTGCAGCAAATTATCCATCTCCAAGTGCATCAGAAGAATATAATGGTGCTTCAATTGGAAACGAAAGCATTTCTACAAGTTAACTTGACTTATAACTCTTAATAGTTATATTAAATCTATTCAAAAAGGAGAAGATAAAATGACTATAGAGAAGAGAAATATACATGCACTAATAGAAAAAGAAGCGCCTAGCTTAAATAATTTATTAGATCCAAACGACGTAAAAGAATTTTCACAATTAACAAATGAGCTTAGAGATACTTGGACTAAAAAACAAGTGTTTAGGACTGAGACAGAAATGAGAATGTCTGTTCTTCAAGATGCTAAGTATCCAACTAAAGCTTCTAAGTATTGGCAGTGTGTTAGAGAACAAAATGTTTTCTTAGAAAACTTAATGTCTCTTTCATTTGATGCCAGACGTAATGAAGTTAAACTTAAAAAATTAAAACAAAAACTAGAAACTGAAGAAGATCAATTAAAAAGAGAATTGATTCAAATAGATATAGATGAAAAAACTTATGGAGTTGCTAACATGCAACTTGTAGCAAGAGATAGAATGAGAGAAATTAAACTATGGTCAGTTCTTAAAAAAGAATTTAATGATGGTTCGTTTGATGACAAAGATGTTAACAGTCATCAATTAGATTCTTATCATTTGATAATGAAAAACAAGGCAGAAACATTAACATCAGGTTCATCACAGCCAGAAGTGTTTAATGTATTAGGACAATTACAAACGATAGAAAGAGTTAAAAAATCAGGAGAAATGATTTATAACAAGAAAGAACAATTGACTAATGACCTCGGATCCAAACCAGATTAATTTTAATGTCTGTCCTCTAGGACAAACTGTTTTAAAGTATGAAGTGCCACTTGATATATTTAATACTATTAATCATATCTATGAAACAAAGTATCCAACATTACCTCCAGCTAATAAACAATTAGTAGGTAAGATTGAAAAAGAACATAGTTTATTTTATCAAGGCGCAGACACTTCTAAAATGCATCATCACAATATGTTAACAAATAATGTATTGCAATGGATTGATAAAGCTATGGGTCACTATCTAGACTGGAATAAAATCAAAGATTATAAAAAATCTTTAAACTCTATTTGGGTTAATCAAATGTTTCAACATGAATACAATCCAGTACATGTGCATCAAGGAAGTTTGTATACAGGTCTATCAAGTGTGATGATTTTAAAATTACCGGAATCTTTTGGAATAGAGTATTCTTCAGAACAAAACCCTATGAACGGTAAGTTACAGATTATGGGATCGGTATCAGGTCAATTTGCAACGTGTGATTATTCTCCTGATATTACTGAAAGAGATTTTTATATATTTCCATATGATGTTAGGCATTGTGTCTATCCTTTTAATGGACCAGGATATAGAAGAACGTTGTCTGCAAACATGGATGTAGATTACAATCCAATCATAAATAGAGGAAGAAGTTGATGTACGAAAATACAATAATAACAGAACCTAAATGGAAAAGTTGGATTATTAAAACAACAGAACCATTGTTTTCACCAGATCAATGCAGGCAAATTATTGCATCAGGTAGAGCACAAAAACCACAGACAGCACAAGTGGGTATGGATAAACCAGGGGGTGGAACCGATACAAATAAAAGAGTAACAAAAATAAGTTGGATTCCATTTAAAGAAATGGAACCTATGTATAAAGATTTAAATACATTTATTCAAAAATCAAATGAAAATCATTTTGGTTTTGGTGATATACAAATTACAGAACAAGCTCAATTTACTGAATACCCTGTTGGAGGGTTTTATGATTGGCATATGGATTGTGATGTTAATATGACTAATGAACCGCCAGTAAGAAAAATATCAATGACTCTTTTGTTAAATGATACATCGGAATTTGAAGGTGGCGATTTAGAATTAATGGCTCCAGGAAAAGTTGCAAGTTTAAAACAAGGCCATGCTGTTTGTTTTGCTTCATTTTTAAATCATAGAGTACAACCAGTAACTAAAGGTATGCGACAATCATTAGTTGTTTGGTTTGGAGGTAAACCTTTTAGATGATTAGAGAAGAATTTTTTCCGACAAATGTTTACGGTAAGGATGTACAGTTAGACAATAATAAACTAGCACAAGATATTATTAACTGGTCCAATCAAGATCCAGGTGTAGCTAAAACTAACGTTAAAGGCTGGCACTCAACAACAGACATGGCATCAAAGCCAGAGTATCAAACTTTGGTTAATGAACTAATGATTATGTCTAAAGATATATTTAAAGAAGAATGGTTAGATAGAGAACCGGTTTTAGGTAATATGTGGGCTAACATAAATCCTAAAGAAGGGTCTAATCAACCCCATATACATCCTAACTCTTTATTTTCAGGTGTGTACTATGTTAAGTCAAACCCACAAGCTGGAAGACTTAAGATATATGATCCAAGACCTGGAGCACAAATAGTAATGCCTGTACGAAAAGAAGGTCAACCTCCTAAACATCTATGGAAAGATGCAAATCTTGACCCAGTAACTGGAAGACTTATAATGTTTCCAGCGTGGTTATGGCATGCGGTAGAACCTAATCAATCAGATGAATTAAGAATATCAGTAAGTTTTAATTTTATACAACATGGCTTTTAATAAATATCAAGTAATCAAAAATGCTGTTAGCTACGAGCTAGCTAATTTTATATTTAATTATTTTCTTCTTAAAAGAGATGCAGTTAAGTATATGTACGAAAATAATATAACCTATGACAATGGTATGTTAGGTACATGGACTGATACCCAAATTCCAAATACTTATTCTCACTATGCAGATAATGTAATGGAGACATTATTGGTAAAAGTATTACCAAAAATGCAACAGGAAACAGGGTTAAATCTTGTTCCAACTTACTCTTATGCTAGAATATATAAAAATGGAGACGAATTAAAACGACATAAAGACAGACCAAGTTGTGAGATATCAACTACAATTAACTTGGGTGGTGAGCCATGGCCAATCTTTATAGAAGGCACAGAAGTCTTGCTTGAAGTAGGAGATATGTTAGTATATAGTGGATGCGAACTAGAACATTGGCGAGAGCCTTTTGAAGGAAACATTTGCGGTCAAGTATTCTTACATTACAATCATGTAGATGGCCCATTTGCTGATAAAAACAAATTTGATGGGCGAACTATGTTAGGTCTTCCTTCAGGTATTTAAGTTTAATATTTATAAGGATTATATGTTAGGATTTTCATCATTCGCAGAATTACCATTTGCTACCTCATCTGAATCAGATGGAGCAGTAACAATTAGTGTTACTGGTAATGCCCTACAAATTAGTATTGGTAATGTAGGTATTACAGCCGATTCAATTGTTGAAATTGCAAATCCCAATAGATTAACTTTAGGTGCTGGAACTGTAACAATTACAGGAACTGCTAACCTTTCTGTTACAGGAAATGCTACTGCATTAAGTGTTGGAACTGCTATAGCTACTGCAGACCTTATATTACCTGTAACTGGAAATGCGTTGACCTTATCGGCAGGAACTGTTACAGTAACTGGAACAGCGTTAATAAGTCCTGTAGGATCTCAATTAGTTGTAGGTTCTGGAGAACCAGGAATTATTACTTGGAATGATATTATTCCCGGTGTAAACATGACTTGGACAGAAATAGAACCTTACTAATATGGCATCAACTTATTCAAACGATTTAAAATTAGAACTTGTAGCAACTGGTGAAAAAGCTGGTCTATGGGGATCTATTACTAATACTAACTTACAAATTTTACAACAAGCAGCTTCAGGTTTTTTATCTTTAGCTATGACGGGTAACGCAGATATTACGGTACCTTTAACAGATGGAGCAGTATCTAATGGTAAAAATTTATACTTTAAACTAACTGGTACTTTAGCACGTAATCAAACTTTAATAATGCCTGCTGGTTCTGAAAGAGTTTTTATAATAGAAGACGCAACAGATAGAACTACAGCAAACAAATATACTTTAAGTGTTAAAACAGCAAGTGGAACAGCACTAGCAGTTCCTATAAAAGCAGTTATGCTTCTTAAATCAGATGGTACTAATACAACTAAAGCTATTACAGAAAAAGGATATTTTACAATTACTTCTTCTGCAATTACTGCATACACAGCTATATCAGGAGATCAACTTTTAATAGATACTACTCAAACAACAGTTACTATTACTTTACCTGCTGCTCCAGCAATTGGAGATGAGTTAGTTATTATTGATGCAAGAGGAACTTTTGGATCTAATAACGTGACTATAAATAGAAATGGTAAACCTATTAATTCTGGAACAAACAATCTAGCATTAGCCATTAACGGTCAAGCCATAACTTTAGTATTTATAGACTCTACAAGAGGCTGGTCTTTTAAAACAAACACAGCATAGGGGCACAATAGATGCTCACTAAAATTAAATTTGCACCTGGAATAGACAAACAAGACACTAGCGTTGGTGCGGTTGGTCGTTGGGTAGATTCAGATAATGTAAGATTTAGATATGGACTTCCAGAAAAAGTTGGAGGTTGGCAGTCTTTACTTAACCAAAGTATAGTAGGTGTCTCAAGAAAACTACATTCATTTGTTGATTTAGATGGAAACAGATACACAGCTATAGGTACAGATAAATTTTTACTTATATATTTTGAAGGACAACTTTTTGATGTAACTCCTTTTCGTAGTAATAACGCTGGAGTACTAACTACTTTTACATCATCTACATTAGCAACAAATAGTACATCAGTTAAAACTTGTACTATCACAACTACATCAGCTCATGATTTAGTGATAGGAGACATGGTTGTATTAGATTCAGTAACTTTACCTAATGGTACAGGACTAGCAAATGCTGATTTTGAAGATAAACTATTTCAAGTATTATCCGTTCCCACTCCTACAACTTTTACAATTAATTCTTTAAACCAAGCAACAAGTGCCGTATCTACCGGTGGATCTATAATAGTTAAACCTTACGAAACTGTAGGACCTTCAGAACAAACTTATGGTTATGGTTTTGGTATAGGAGAATTTGGTGGAGTAGTTGCTGGAGCATTAACAAATACTTTATCTTCAGGAATTAATGATAGTGTAAGTACTATTCCTGTTACATCTAACACAGGATTTCCTACAACAGGAACTATTTTAATTGGTACAGAACTTATTACTTATAGTGGTAAGGGAACTAATACATTTACTGGAGCAACAAGAGAAGCTTTAGGTACAACAGCTACATCTCACAGTAACTCCGCAGTAGTTACTAATGCAACAGACTTTACAGGTTGGGGTAATGCAGTTGAAGCATCTATTGTAACTCTAGAACCTGGTCTTTGGTCTTTAAGTAACTTTGGTCAAGTACTAGTTGCAACTATTGCAAATGGTAAAACTTTTACATGGGATTCAGAAATTCCAGCTAGACTAACAACAAGAGCATCTACTACTACAACAGGATTTCCAACAGCTATAGCAACCGGTGTAGGTAACCCAACAGCTACCAGAGAAACTTTAATTTCACCTACCACTAGACACTTAATTCATTTTGGAACAGAAGTAACTATTGGTGACCCTACTACACAAGATGATATGTTTATTAGATTTTCACAAGATGAAGACATTAATATATACACTCCCCTTGCAACTAACACAGCAGGTTCTCAAAGAATTCAAGATGGTACAAAAATTATGGGAGCGTTGGTTGCTAAAGAAAATATTCTAGTGTGGACTGATAACTCTTTATACACAATGAAATTTGTTGGAGCTCCATTTACATTTGGCTTTGAACAAGTTGGAACTAACTGTGGACTGATAGGTAAGAACGCAGCTATAGAAATTGATGGTGTTGCTTACTGGATGTCTAACAATGGTTTCTTTGCTTTTGATGGTACCGTAAATTCATTACCTTGTTCAGTAGAAGATTATGTTTATGATGATTGTGATACTACAAAAGGTCAACAAATTAATGCAGGTATTAATAACTTGTTTACAGAAGTTGTATGGTGGTATCCATCAACAGGATCTGATTTTAATAATAGATCTGTAACTTATAACTACGGACAAAGTAACCAACCTACTCCAATGGGTAATTGGTACACAGGAGTTAATACTAATTCTATAAGAACTTCTTGGATTGATTCTTTAATTTATCCAAAACCTTATGCTACAGCTTTTAAAAGTGCAAACACAGGAACTTTTCCAAGTGTTATTGGAGAATCTGGCTTAGGACAAACTTTATTTTTTGAACATGAAGTAGGTACAGATCAAATTAATCCAGATGGAACTACAACAACTTTAACTTCTTTTATTGAATCTTATGATTTTTCTTTGCAACAAGATCAAAGTGAGGTATTCCTAGCTATGAGAAGATTTTTACCAAACTTTAAAGTTTTAACAGGGGATTCACAAGTTACTATTGCGGTAGCAGATTATCCAGCAGACCCAAATACTGCAACTCAACTAAGTCCTTTTACTATTAACTCTACTACAACTAAAATTGATACTAGAGCTAGAGGAAGGTATGCAAATTTAAAAATAGCTAATACAGGATCTGGTCAATCATGGAGATTTGGTACATTCCAAGTTGACATACAACCAGACGGAAGAAGATAATGGCAAAAATTGTAGTAAGATTACCAGAACCTAGAAGAGAATATACTGAAGATAATCAAAGACAAATTAATAGAACTATAACGTCTATGATTACACAATTAAATTCTACATTTTTAAAAGATATGAGAGAACAACAAGAAAGGTTTACTTGGTTTATTAATTAATGGCTAATATATATAAAAAAATAAATGACGATTTAATAAGTAACACTCAAAAAGATGTGTATACAGTTCCAGGTAATTCTAGAGCTTTAGTAAAATCTATTCATGTTTATAATGAAGGTGCAGGAGATGCTGTAGTTACAATTAAAATTAATTCTGATAATGTAGATTATTTTTATAATAAAAAAACTATAGCTGCAGGTGCTACTCATGAATTTATTATTAACGTATTAATTTTACAAGAAAATAATAAGTTAAAAATGCTATCAGATATTACAGGACCAGATATAACAGTTAGTATATTAGAAATAAACAGGGAGGACTCATAATGTCATTTATAGAAACAGAAGCGTCGATAAGATATGAAACAATTGATGGTAAAGAAATACCAGTAATTACACCTAAGTGTGAAATAACTTTAACTAATACAGTAACAAATGTAGAGTATAATTCTGACGCCGAAGCGTTAGCCGATGTACAAGATCCTAATAGTGATACTAAGACAGAACATATACGTAGAGACGTTAATATAACTGTTGCACATTTTGATTTAGGTGCAAAAACTAATATATTCTAGATTGACTAGTGGTAAAAACTCTAGTAAATTGGTGTACAATAGCATATATACAAGTCTTGCTAACTTGCTTTTCAACAATATAATTTAAAGAGAACTATGGGATTTTTATCAAAATTAAATAGAAAACGTAAAAAACTTACTAAGAAAGTAGTAGAACCTTTTACTAAAGGTTTTGCTAAAATTTCAGATAAATTTATACCTAATGAATTAAGACCAGCTATGCCTTATTTAGCAGGTATTGGTTCACTTATGTTACCTCCTGGAATGGGTCCTTATATGAGGGCACTTGCTTCAGGTGCTATTAATGTAGGTGGACAGATTGCAGCAGATGAAAGTTCTACAGGTGATCTAAGTGATATAAATATGTTATCAACAGCATTAGCTGCTGGATATGGGGGATTAGGTTCTGATAAAGTATCGGGAGCTATGAGATCTGGTATTGAAACTGGAGTTCCTGCGGAAGCGGCAGGTGCAATGGGGCCTTCAGAATTAGGAATGACAACTAGAGGACCAGGATTTTTACAAGGTGCGGAGAATATAGGTAGAGAAGGAATAGCAAGTCTATCAGATTATGCAACAGGTGGTAGACAAGATTTAGTTAATCTTGGAAGGAACCCAGGAAGTTTATTTAGTAGTGCAAACAAATTTCAAGGAGCTAAGGATGCAGCAAAAGCATTAGCACCAACTTTTTCTCAAGCTACAGGTGATGTAGCATACGAAGCTGCAATAGATGCACAAGAAGCAGCAGAAGCTTTAGACGCAGAAGAACAAGCAGAGTTTGATTCAACTAATAAAGCAACAGATTCTAATAGAGCTAGCTTACAGATGAATTCTATGCGACAAGCAGGAATTTCTGAAGACACTGTTGAAGAAACATTAGCAATGAATAATTTAAGTGAATACTATGTTGCACCGCAGTCAGCAGCTTATGGTGGAATGATGGGAAGAAATGATTATGAATTTGGTGGTATAACTGAAGCTCTTAATAATGCAGGAGCAAGAGGATTAATGACTGAAAATAATAATATGGGTGGTATAATGAATGGTTACAATATGGGTGGAAGTGTGTTACCACAAGGTATGGAAATGGATTACAGACAAGGTGGTTTTATTCCTATGGGCTCTAAAGAAAGAGCAGATGATGTGCCAGCAAGAGTAAGTAAAAATGAATTTGTAATGACTGCTGATGCGGTAAGAGCTGCAGGCGGTGGAAGCGTAAATGAAGGAGCAAAAAAAATGTACGAAATAATGAATAACTTAGAGGCAAGAGCATAACATGGCACTAGAACAAACCCAAACCTTACCAGCACCGGTACTAGAAGCAGCCTTAACGGCATTTACACAAAAATTACCTCCTTTAATGGGGAAACAAATTAACACGGCAGGCTATGCACCACAAGTAGCAGCACAAAATACATTACAAACCGGCGCTCAAAATGCAGCGGCAGGTTTAGGAAGTTTACTTGGACCGGGAGCGGGAACTGGTCAAGGTTCAATCAATTCTTACATGTCACCATACCAACAACAGGTTATGGACACTACCCTTGCTGAGTTTGACAGAAATGCTGCTATGCAACAAACAGGTTTAAGAGATCAATCAATTCAATCAGGTGCTTATGGTGGAGCTAGACAAGGTGTAATGGCTACAGAAGCTATGAGGGGCAGCAATATGGATAGAGCAGGACTTCAAGCACAATTATTAAATCAAGGATTCAATCAAGCACAACAAACAAGAGCAGGTGATCTTCAAGCACAACAAGGTTTAGGAACTTACCAAGCACAACTTGGTCAAGGCCTACAAGGATTTGAACAAGCAGGATTAGATGCAACTACACTTGCAGCAAGAGAAGCTGAGTACGAACCGTTTACAAGACTAGGTTTAGTTGGAC